TTGGCGTTCTTGCTCATCTCTAACAAAGCGTTTTGTCTTGTTCCCTAGTACAGGCCGTAGCAAGTTTTCTAGTACTACGTCAAACTTTACAGTTCCTGGCTGCGATTGCTCTGCTACTTGAAGTATCTGAGAAACAGCTTGCATCTTAGCAAACTGAGCATCTGGTCCACCGGTCTCAAGGTCAGTCTTAACTTTAAAATCAAAGCGCCTAAAGAAGCTATCCATAGGAAGTAACACAAAAGGATTAAGCTCGTTAGGATCGCTAGTGCGTACCCACTTATCCTCAGTTACAAACTGGCGATTGGTCATCATCATGATCCAACCCATGCGCTTAAAGAGAAGTTCTGAAATAATTCTAGCTTTTAGTCCTAGTCTAGAAGATGCAATATTTTTAATAAAGTCTACGCCAGTAGCACTACGACCAAAAGTACGAGCAAGTTGAGGAAGAACAGGAGCAGAAGTAACAGAGCTTGTAGCCGATTGAATATCTTGCTGTAGCTGTTGCATCTCTTGCGCGCTTCCAATAGATGGATCCTGAAGCGGTAAAGGTTTAATACCGTTAATATCATTAGTCCAGACTATCCCATTAGGTCTGGCATATAGAGACTTAGCATTGATCCCACTAGCGCGATCAGCAAGCCACATAGGATGCACAGAAAGATTAATATTGTCCAAACGAGCATTACGAATAGCATTGGCTTCTTTAACGAGAGGTCGTATAGCAATAAGCTCAGGTATCCCGTAGAACTCATTATCGCGAACAATGTTAGGAGCAGCAACAAAAGGCTTAAACTTGTAATCATAGTAATTCTCATCTTCTCGAATTACGACATCGCCATTAGCTACAGTAATAATGTACTCTTCAAATTTGCCATTACCGGCTGGATCCCACAAGCCCCAGTATTCCCAGATCTCAATCTTGGATGCGACCTTTTGGTCGCGCTCGTTATCGTTTAGCCTTTCAAAGTCTTCTCTATGCTCATCTGAAAAGAAAGGCGGTGCCCATGCATCTGCGCCTTTAGACTGTAAAGAAAGGTCAAGTTGATCTAGATTCTTGTAAATACCTTTGGTATTTCCATCAGCATCTGTTTCTACTTTATTCTCTTTTAGCGACTGGACAGTTCGAAAGGTGCGATGCGCACACCCGCGCATAGCTTTAATATCGCCTGGGTTACGAACCTGCCAATCTGGGTAGAAGTCGTATATGGGAACAACTTCAAAGTCAGGGCCATCAAAAAATACTTCTAGCTTTTTTTGCTTTAGTAGCTTCTCTTCGCCAGTTACTGGATCAACAATCCGTTCACGCCTAATGGTAGGCTTTTCAACAAAGCGATACGGGATCTTTGCTATCCCAATCCCATCAATAAGCATTGACTTGACAAAAGCTGCAAACTTAGAAGAGAAGTCCATCTCCCTAAATTGTCTAGAAAAGAAATCAGTTAGCGGGTTCTCCCATTGAACATCTTGGATCTCTTGCCCTTCGAATTGCAAAATCTGGTCATCTTGAAAAAAGATGTCAAGAAGTTGGGGAACTGCATTTTCAATAATTTGAAAACCAAAAGGCAACTTAAGGTTTGCTCGCTGGGTAAGCGAACGACCTTGCGAACTCCAGTTCTCGTAAATCTCTCGCGACTTTTTTGCAATATCTAGATGACGATCTCGGTATGAGGAAGAACGATCCATAAAACGTCGAACCATTCTAACTGCTCTACGTTCTTGAGAAAGTACTTGTAAGTCAAGGTTTGAGTTTTTAGTCCGCTCAAACGGCTCGATCATATCTCCGCTACGTCTAGGCATTTAAAATCCTGTCTCTTCGTCTACCTTGTGATCTTCTGGCATACAACTTAAACGTTCTCTTGCGTCTTCGCGTTTAGGTCTAGCGCTATCCATTTCCTGCGCTAAAGCTGCAGCTATAACTAAATCGTCGTGACAACCCGATTGAGCTTCTCGTTTAAAAGAGCGCCCAGTCTTACTTGCAAATTGCATAAACGTTGTCATCTCTTTAATGAGATCGCTATCAGTTATGATGAAGTCACCTTGTTTAGCAGCGTTTTTAAAGTTTTCAGTAAGCAAAATCTTTTTGTCTGTGGTAGTTAGAAAGCCAATCTTCTTAGTAGGTCGTTGTGTCATCTCATCAATTGCGTGTCTTTTATAGAGGTTATAATAGCCCATCTCTTTTAGGACGTGAATAACTACAGCTCCGTGGTTGTTGGCTTCTACACAAATCCAAGCTTTGTTATAGTAAGAGCCTAGCTTGTAAAGCTCTTTAGCAAATTCTGCCGGTTCGAGATCAGACCAGATGCGAGCAACGGTTTTCTGTGTATGCTGGTCTTTAACGTAGGCTGCGCCTTTGTCACGACCAACTCCACCCGCAGGATCAGCTCCAATCACGTAGGTTGAAGCTGGGTTTGGTTTAGTCCAAAGTGAAGTGTAGCCTTTACTATCATCGTAAAAGCGAATCTTCTTATCCTCTGCAACTAAGAAACCAACTTGCGTAGCTTCTCTACAATTCTTTCGCTGCATTTTGATAAGCGTTGCAGAAAAGATCGAATTCTCAGAGCCGATAAAACAGTCAAGGTCATTGCTTGGGTACTCGTTATCAAACGCTTCTACGTTTCCTTGGCAGTTTGCACTAATGCACCAGCGACGCCAAGCTATATGGTAGCGTTGAATCTTGTTATCAAAGCTTTCTAGTAACCAGTTCTCGTAGTCTGTAAGCTTTGCGTCGTCTGCTAGTTGCCACCTCGGATCTTTTGGATCCTCAGGGTAAAATTCAAACCAGGGAATAAAGAAGCCTTTGTAAGGTGCTTGCTGCTTTAGTTCTCGGGTTAAGTTCCACACGCGGTAGAACTCTCCGCCCATTCCTTTAGCAGTACTTTCGAAGATAACTTCTCCGCTTACAGGTACACACTGAAGTGAGGCTTTAAGGCGCTCATCTGAGATAAACGCAGCTTCTGAAACGTGAAGGCCATTCAAAGTTTTAGAGCGAAAGTTATAAGCAACTCTAACGCTGCTGTTTAGAATACGACCTAAGCTATCCTGTTTAAAGAAAAGCTCAGTAGCGTTATCGCTCTTTTCTACCAACTTGTAAAGATGGCCCCAATCTTTCTTAAACCAATCGTAACTAAACTTTAGCTTATCTTGAAAGATGTCTTTAACAGCATCTTGCTGGTGAGCCATGATGCCGCCAGCCCAGTTTGGCTGCCAAAGAGCATAGTCAAGCCAACGAACTGCACTAATAGTAGTGAAGCCTACTTGACGAATCTTTAGTATTATGTCTCTGCCAGAGCGTTCTTTTGTGTAACGCTCTTGGTGTTTATTAGGCCTAAAGATAACTGGCTTAGTTGTTAACTTATCTTTGATGCGGTATAGGTTTCTAACTCGCTCATCGTGACCAAGCTTAAGCATTTCATTTCGAAATGCAAGTTGTCCAGCAGCTTCACCGTGCTCTTCAATCGCTTGAAGAACACGGTCATACGCAGCTTTAAACTTTTTTGTGTAGTGCTTAGGCACCGAAACTAACTAACCTTATTCCGAATTTCCACGTCATCAACAAGAATAGGTTGCAGTGTTTTACTACCGCCCACCGAGTATTGCTGAGTTAAGTTTATGCTCAGCGGAGTTGGACTAAGGCTTAGACTTGGCCTACTACCTGATAACTCGTGAGTAGCGCCTAAGAAAGTAGCACTCATAGTACCATCTTCTTTATTTGTGAAGGTAATTTCGTAATCAGTATCGGCTACAACTGGTCCAAGATCATTTTGATTATTTTCACCGATCCCATCAGACATGGTTATGCGAAAGTTTCCACCCGGACCGGTATTATTTAAAACCCAATCTTTGGCAAAATCATCTGCACCTAAACCAATATCCCATCGATCTGCAAGATCAGCAGCGTCTACAGAAGTCCCTTTGTAATCCGATCTAATTTGGAACTTAAGCTTATATTGAAAAGCAATAATTCCACTCGGACTAGGCGATTCTGAAATATTGCAGCCATATCGCAGTATTTCGCTAGCAGCTGGACTAACATTAGAGCTATAAACTCTAAGTGATCGGGTATCGGTAATTGCTTCAGCTGAACTCGAACCTTCGCAAATACCAATAGCTGAAGAACCTGAAACACCCCAATTTCCAGAAAGAGCGGTAATAGTAGCATCTTCTGCGAAAGATTCAAAAGGTTCTTCAAGAACGATAGCTCCTCCAGGGGAAACGAAAGTTGCTTTAGCTGGATTATCCTCTAAAGCAACGATTGCAGCCATATGATCTGCATTACTTAAGTTATCGTTAAAACTAATTTCAACTGCAGTTACTTTATCGTTAGAATTTCTAATAACTTTAGAAACTCTAGCTCCATTATTAGCAGAAGCAGCTATAGCAATCGCTAGCAAATCAGCACACACAGTAACACTTGATGCTACTGGGTTTACAGTTATAATTGCCTGTTTTGGTAAAGCCATTTATGTATTCTCCTTTTCAATTATTAAATCTCGGGTATCGGCTGATGGATGTGTTGCACACGGAATAGCGTCATCAAAAGTATCTTGATGCTCTCTCCAGTAATGCCATCCTTTGCCATCACCCACTTCGGTTTCACAAACTAATCGAACTTCACAACCCATTTATTTATTCCTTTATTGATCAAACTCAAATGCTGCCGAATCTAGTGTTGGATTAGCTCCTCCACTAGCACTCTTGTTAATCTGAACTTCTAGCACAGTATCTGCGCTTGGTGCCGTAAAAGCTAAAGTTGCGACAACAAATCCAGAGCCTGAAGTAACAGTCACTGTAGCTAGAAGAGAAGCAGCATCTTGGTCAACAATATCTATGTCTAGGTCACGATCTGCAGAAGCGTTTACAGCATAAACTAAAACAGGGTTTGTGTAGCTCCCATTTCTAGAATCATCCCAATGCATAGTACCTGCAACAACAGGAGTAGTACTGCTAGCCGGTGTAATGGTAGTTACCGCGTTGTAAACAACTCTAGGGATAGCGCCAACACTCTGCCAAGAAGTTCCATTATAAAAGTTAAGCTGGTTC